CCAAAAGCGCCGTGATGCTTATCGCCACCACCTCGACCAAACTCATAAGGAGCAGAATACAATGTCATACCTTGACAAAGTAATCGAGCGCCGTGATGCAGTAAAGGTAGAAATGGATACAGTTCTTGAAGCAGTTGCTGCTGAAGAACGTACCGACCTTACTGCAGAGGAGACCGAGAAGGTTGACGCTCTTGTAGAAGAGTCACGTTCACTCGATGCAAAAATCGAAAAGCTAAAGACACAGGCTGATGCAGACGCTAAGGCTGCAGAAATCCGTTCAGCAGTTGCACCAGTTGCAACTCCAGTAGGTGGCGCACGCGTCATCTCTGAAGCACGTACATATACACCAGAAGCAGAAGCTTCATTCGTAAAGGATGCGTACAACGCACAATTTAAGAATGACTTTGCTGCATCTGAGCGTCTAGCTCGTCACATGCGTGAAGAGAAAGTCGAAAACCGCGCGGTTGCCACTGGCAACTTTGATGGTCTTGTGGTACCACAGTACCTAACAGATCTAGCTGCACCATTCGCGCGTGCTGGCCGTCCATTCTTGGACGCTGCAACAAACAAGCACACACTACCTGCAAGCGGAATGACACTGAACATCAGCCGCATGACAACAGGTACAACAACTGCAATCCAAGCAACAGAAAACGCAGCAGTATCAAACACTGATGCCGATGACACACTATTGACTATCAATGTGCGTACAGTTGCAGGACAACAGGACATCTCACGCCAAGCAATCGAGCGCGGTACAGGAATCGATCAGTTCATTCTTGCAGACCTAATTCGTTCATGGCACACAACACTAGACAATCAGTGCATTAACGGTGCTGGTACATCAGGAACAGTTCTTGGTCTTGATGCTTCTGGTGGAAATGCAATCACTTACACATCTACTGCTCCAACAGTTCAGCTTCTTTACCCAAAGCTTGCTGACGCTGTACAGCAGATTCAAACAAATGCATTCCAGAATCCAACACACTGGGTTATGCACCCACGCCGTTTAGCTTATCTATTAGCTGCGGTCGATTCAAACAACCGTCCTTTGGTTGTACCAAACGCAAGCGGTCCAATGAACACAATGGCAGCAGGAGCAGGAGCTTCTTCATACGGTAACTCAGGTTACTCATTGATGGGTCTTCCAATTGTTACTGATGCAAACGTTGGAACAACTTTCGGCGCAGCAACAAATCAAGACAAGATCTACTGCGTTGCAGCACCTGAAATGCACCTTTGGGAGCAGACAGGATCACCATTTGCATTGAACTTTGATGCAACTAGTGCTGGTAGTTTGACAATTAAGTCTGTTGTTTATGGCTACGCAGCCTTCTCAGCAGGTCGTTACCCTCTAGCTGCCTCGATTATTTCAGGCACTGGTTTGGTCGCGCCAACATTCTAAGCAAAGCTTAGAACAATAGTGTAGAGCCGGTAAGACTCCCCCGACTTATCGGCTCTACACCTTTAATGGGGGTAAGTATGAAATCATCGCATAAAGTTTCAATTGGAGCATGTGATCCAGGCACAGTTAATGCTGCTTGGGCATATACAATGATTCAACTGACACAATCTCGTAGTTCAAGATTAGGTCCGTTTATAAGAATCGAAGGCTCTGGTTTACTAAGTAAGTTACGTAATCGCGTAGTTGCAACATTTTTAGATAATACAAAATCTGATTGGTTGCTAATGATAGATACAGATGAGCAATTAAGTGTACAAGCATTTGACAAGTTAATTGAAACTGCTCATGATAAAGATAGACCAGTTGTAGCAGGACTTTATTTTGCAGCTTGGGATGCAAATGAAAACTTATATCCTGTTCCTGTTCCATTGATCTTTAATGATACTACTAAAGGCTTTGCGCCTATAAATGATTACAAACGCAATGCAGTCTTTGAGATTGATGCTGCTGGTACTGGTTGCATACTAGTCCACCGTAGTGTACTTGAGAAAATGCGTGAGACAGCAGATCCAAACCAAGGCACAAACTGGTGTTGGTTTTGGGACGGACCTATAAATGGTGAGTGGGTAAGTGAAGACTTGCTATTTTGCCGTAAAATCAAGCATTTAGGTTTCCCTATTTATGCCAATACAGGTGCCATATTGCCACATCAGAAAAGGTACTGGTTACATGAAGGCCATCATACTGAACGGCAAAGTAATGAAAATATTTAAGAAAAAACAAACAGCAACAGCCTTGCCCGATTTAGAACGAGCAATGCAGCCTAAATTAGAGAAAAGGATAAAGCATGGCACTAACAAACGCCTATTGCACCCTGTCGGATGTCAAGAATGCTCTTGCAATCGAGGACATCAATGACGATTTAGCTATAGAAGCTGCTATTGCTGCTGCATGTAGAATGATTGATGACTACACTGGTAGATTTTTTTATAAAGACGGCACAACTGCCGCGCCTGTAGTTCGTTATTACACACCAAATGACTGGTGGATCTGTAATCTTGATGACTTTGTTTCACTTAGTCAAATTGCAACAGATGAAAACTTTGATCAGAGTTACACAACAATTTGGGCTGCAACTGATTACATGGTAGAACCAATAAACAACCCACGCAGAGGTTGGCCATACACACGAATTCTAGCTGTTGATCGATACCTTTTCCCTCGTTTATATCCTCAAACCGTAAAAGTAACAGGAGTATGGGGTTGGTCGGCAGTACCTTCAGAGATCAATTTAGCTGCACGTTTGCAAGCATCTAGGTTGTTTATCCGTAAACAATCACCATTTGGCGTTGCTGGTTCTGTTGATATGGGAACCGTAAGACTAACCTCTAGACTAGATCCTGATGTTGAAGCATTGATCCGTCCACTCAAGAAGCTAAATGGAGTTGCATACTAATGCAACCAAGCAAAGTCCGAGATGGATTAAAAGCCAATCTTCAGTCAATTGAAGGTCTTAGAGTTTATGATCTAGTACCTGATGTGATTGTTCCACCATGTGCAATAATTGGTCAATTAGATCTTGTATTTGATCTTAACAACGCTAGAGGTTTAGACTCTGCAAGTGTAGATGTAATGGTTATTGTCCAGAGATTCTCAGAGCGAACAGGTCAAGATAAACTTGACAAATACCTTTCTGGTTCAGGTGATTATTCAATTAAAGCAGCAATTGAATCAGATCGTACTTTAGGTGGAGCAGTCGATACACTTAGAGTTACTGCGGCTCAATCAGGAGTATATCAAACTGCTGACGTTGAATATTTATCATATCGATACCAAGTAACAATATATGGAGATGGAGCATAATGTCATATACAATTAAATCCGATAATTTTGTATTCGGAGATAAGAAAAAAGGTGAACAAATCACCGAAAAAGAATTACTCGATGCTGGTTGTAATCCTGAAGCACTAGTCAAGGGTGACCACTTATCAAGTAATACACCAACCAAACCAGCAATAGAAAAAGGAGCGGACGAATAATGGCCGTTTTAGTTCTTACAAACGCGTATATTACTATCAATGCAGTTAATCTTTCTGATCATATTGCAAGTGTTACTTTAACAACAAATGATGATGTTGTAGAAACAACTGCATTCGGTTCAACAGCACGTACACGTATTAGTGGACTTGGTGATAATTCAGTAGCAATTGAATTTCACCAAGATTATGCAACTAGTAGCGTTGAAGCAACAATTTATCCACTGCTTGGATCTACAACATCAGTTGTAGTAAAGCCAAATGGTGCAACAACAGCAGCTACAAATCCATCTTACACATTTACAGCCTTAGTCTCAGAATGGACTCCTTTAAGTGGAGCCGTTGGAGAATTAGCAACTGCATCTGTAACCTGGCCAATTAGCGGCGAAGTAACAAAGGCGGTTGTGTAATGGCACGTATAGTTTTAACTAACGTTGCTGTTGCTTTCGGAACAACAGATATTTCATCTTATGTTACTTCTGTGACATTAGGATCTACTTATGATGTTGTAGAAACTACAGCTTTTGGCAATACCGCACGCACACGTGTGGCTGGACTTGCTGATAACAGTGTTGCTCTTGAGTTTAATCAAGATTACGCTGCAGGAGCTTTAGAAGCAGTTATTTATCCAACTCTTGGTACAGCAGTTTCAATCACTGTTCGTCCAGTAGCTGGCACGACACCGGTATATAGTTTCAGTGCACTAGTTTCAGAATGGACACCACTAAATGGTGCCGTTGGCGAACTTGCTACTGCATCAGTTACCTGGCCAATCAGTGGTACAATCACTAAATCCTAATCTAACAAGGGGGAAATCATGGACGGTCTTGGAATCAAAGTAAAAACAGTTGATGGCAATGAAGTTAGTTATAAATTAACTCCTCGTGTCATTGTTGCATTTGAACAGCAATATGGCAAAGGAATGCCTAAACTACTTGGTGAAGAACAAAAGATTGAACACGTTTATTGGTTAGCATGGAAGTGCATGCAATCTAATGGCGTGATTGTAAAACCATTTGGTCCAGAATTCTTAGACACAATTGCGTCTGCCGAATTGGATTCAGATGATTCTTTCGGATCCACCGAGACAGCTTAACGTATAACGTAGCAGCTATCTCGGTGGAAACTGGTATTTCACCCATAGATCTAATAGATGCGCCTGAAGGAATACTTGAGGCTATTACTATTTATCTTAAAGAGCGAGCAAAAAGGTAAATAATTGGAAGAAGACACACGGATTATTTTGACAGGCATTGAGCCAACTCTTCGAGCTCTTAAAGAGTTCGATAAGAAGGCTGTTGCTAAGTTTAACAAAATAGTTAACACCGAGTTAAATAATGCCGAAGGTGCTGCTCATCGTTTAGTTGATAGCATTCAAAGCAGAACTACAAATACTCCAATGCGTAATTGGAGACCAACCGCTGCAGTAAGTGGACGAACATGGGGCGGCGCTGGTTGGCCTGCTTGGGATACTAATACAATTAAAGCAGGAATTACTGTGTCAAAAGCACAGAGACGTACTCGCAAAGATTACACAACTAATGCTGGTGCTTTGCTGAATGCTTCTGATGCTGGTAAAGTATTTGAGCTTTCAGGCCGTAACAAAAGCAGTGGATCATTTATTGAGAGACTTAATTGGTTTGGCAAAGCTTCTCGTCTTGTTTGGAAAGTTGTAGATAAAGAAAGACCACGCATTGAAAAAGTAGTAGAAAAAGCTTTAGAAGACGCAAAACGTGAACTACAAAATCATCTTGATTCAGCGGGAAAGGTAGACTAAAATGGCAGTTGGTGCAGTAGTCGCCCGAATTCTTACGCAATACTCTGATAAAGGTACAAAAGCCGCAGTCAAAGATATTAGCAAGATGGAAAAGAAGTTTGGTGACTTTGCCAATAGAACTGCAAAAAAGTTTGGCCTAGCTGCACTTGCAGCAGGAGCTTTTGCTGCAAAGATCGGCTATGACGCAGTCAAAGCAGCTATGGAAGATCAGAAGTCTCAAGTACTTCTTGCTAATTCTCTTAGAAATACTGTAGGAGCAACTGACTCAGCTATTGCTGCAACAGAAGAATACATCACAGCAATGCAAGCAGAGTTTGGAATTGCTGATGATCAGCTTCGTCCTGCTCTTGCTGGACTAGCTGCCGTAACTGGTGAAGTTGGAAAAGCACAATCTTTGCTTGGCGTTGCAATGGATATTTCAGCAGCAAAAACCATAGGTCTTGATGCTGCGTCAAAACTTGTTGCTAAAGCATACGGTGGAAATATTGGTGCACTTAAGAAGTTGTTCCCACAGATCTCTGCAGCTACTGTTAAATCCAAAGACTTTGCAGCAGCAATGCGTGAGATCTCAGGTGAAACAAAAGGCGCTGCAGCTGCCGCAGCCAATACATTTGCTGGACAAATGGAAAGAATTAAACTTGCATTTGGTGAGGCATCAGAGTCTCTTGGTTATAAGTTAATACCACAAATAAAGTCATTTGCTGATCTTATTATTAACAAAGCAATTCCTGCAATCCAAAAGTTTGTAGATGAAAATGGCGACAAGATAGCAAACGGATTTAAGACTTCGATCCAGTACGGAATAGCTTTTGCAAAGTTAATGTACGACATGTTTAGTTTTGTTGCTCGAAATATTAAAGTATTTGCAACTCTTGGAGCTGTAATCATCGCCGCCTTCTTTGGAGCTAAAGTTGCAGGAGCTGTTGCTGCTTTAGTAACAGGAGTTCAAGCAATTATTAAAGTTATGAAAGCTTTGCGTACTGTTTCACTTGCTTCCGCTGCAGCAACTGCATTGGCAACAGGTGGTATTTCAGCAGCTGCTGGAGCAGCAGCGTTTGGAGTTGCTTTAGTAGGTATTGGTGTTGCAGCAAATAAGTTTAATAAAGATTCAGATAAAGCTGCTGATTCATTAGGCAAGTTTGATTTTAACGCTAAAGGATTTTCTACATCAGCAACAGATTACACTAAAGGCATTGAAGGTATGACCGGAGCCACTAATGGTCTTGCTACTTCAACAAAAGATGCTGCAAAGGCAACAGCATTACTATTGCAATTACAAAACAAGTTTGGACTAAAAGGACTTAAAGAGACTGATCCAATTACTCTTGAAGCAATTAGAAAAAATCAGATTAAGCAACAAAAACTTGGTATTTCAAGTCCAACAATCTCATTACTAGCGTCTGCTGGACATGGAAACATTGCAGCAAATAACACAATGAATGGTGGGAACATTACTGTGAACGTTGCTGGTTCTGTTGTTTCACAAGGTGATCTTGTAAATGGCATTAAGAATGGTCTTGCAACTCTTATGCGCCGACGTGCTGGCAGTCAGTTTGCGGTTCTATAATGCCAGCTAACGCACCAGCACTTACAGTTGCATTTGGTATTAACGGTACATTCACCAATGTCAGCGCTGATCTTATTCTTGGAGTTGATATACGACGTGGCCGTCAATATCAAAACGACTTTTTAGAGTCTGGTACAGCTAACGTTGTTTTGAACAATCAATCCGGAGCTTTTGATCCAAGTAACACTTCAAGCACGTGGTATAACGTATTAGTTTCTGGAATGCAAGTACGCATTCAAGGCAATGGAATTACAATTTATACTGGTTACCTTGAAGACAATGCAGTAAACCAAGGTATTTATCCAACAGTTTCATTGACATTTGTAGATGGTTTAGCTCAAATTGCAAAGGCAATCGCTCCGGCTCTTGCTACTGCTGCAAATCAAGAAACTGCTGCTTTGCGTGCAGGTAGAGCTTTAGATCTTGCAGATTGGACAGGCGGTCGTAGTCTTACAGGCAGCACAGTAATGCGCAAAACAAGTCAAAATATGAGTTGTCTTGAAATGCTTGAACAATGCGCTAACTGCGTTGGTGGACGTTTTTATGTAAGCCGAACTGGAGTAGCAACTTTAGTTGACATTGCAAATAAGTTTAGCCGTCCAACTAGACTTTTATTTTCTGATCAAGGCGATGCAAATAGTGTTGGTTACGATGGAATCATCACAAACCCTGGAACTGATTATGTTTACAACGAGGCTGTAGTATTTCGTGGCTCAAAACAAAAACAATACACAGCTAGATTTACTTCTAGTGTTTCAACTTATGGATTGAAATCAAAGAAGTTAGATGCACCACTTTTTAGTGAAACTGCAGCTGAAAACTTAGCGCTTTATGCAGCACGCAAGGATGCAGATGCTGTAGTTTTGGCTGAACAAATTGACTTTACAGCAATTGGTATTGGTGCACTTGCTACAGATATGCTAGAGACTGAACTAAACGACTTGGTTCAAGTAAAACGCTTGACATACGACGGTCGAAATATCACAATAAATTGTGTGGTTGAAGGTCTTGCACACTCAATTACAGCCGATAACTGGCGCGTCAGTTACTTTACTTCCGTTGTCGACCCTTACACAATTACGCTTTAGGGGGGAAAAATGCCACTTTGTCCGCAAATAACAATCACACCGGTTTCAGTTACTTCAACAGGTATGACTACAAACAATGTCATTCCAAACGTTTTTGTTAATACAGAAGAATTAGATGCTGTTGCAACTTCAGTTAATGGAAAAACAAAGACTTACCGTCAAGCATCTGCACCAACTGGAACTGACATCAATGATGGAGATCTTTGGTTTGATACAGATGATGGCAATAAACTTTACATGCGTGTTTCTGGTGCATGGGTTTCAGTACAAGATCTAGCAATTGCTGCTGCACAAACAACTGCAGATGGTAAAAACAAGATCTTTAGATCTACAACTGCACCTACAGCTACAGCAGTAGGTGATACTTGGTTCGATACAGATGACGGCAACAAATTATATTTTTGGAACGGAACTGCTTGGATTGACGTACAAGACGACGCAATCAGCGCTGCACAAGCAACAGCAGATAGTAAAATAAAAACTTTTTACCAAGCCTCGGCACCAACTGCAACTGGAGTCGGTGACATTTGGTTTGATACTGATGATGGTTTTAAGCAATATTTTTGGAACGGTTCGGCTTGGACTTCAGTGCAAGACACGTCTATCGCAGCTGCCACATCAGCAGCAGCGGCCGCGACTGCAGCAGCAGCAGCAGCAGATGCAGCAGCAGATGCGGCCCAGGCAACAGCAGACGGCAAAAACCGTATCTACCGCCAAACGACGCAACCCACTGGCGGCACCTACGCAGAGGGCGACCTCTGGTTTGACACAGATGATGGCAACAAGTTCTACCGCTACACAAGCGGTGCTTGGTCGGCATTCACTCTTGGGGACGCCGCACTTGCTTCGATTTCTGCTAACAAACTGACAGCAGGAACGATTGACGCCTCAGTTATCACAGTATCCAACATCAACGCTGGCAACATCTCGACTGGTACACTGGCAGCAGACCGAATCTTGGCCGCAAGCATCACGGGTGCAAAGATTTCCGCCAACACGATTACTGCAGCTAACATCACCGCTGGCACGATTACTGCAACCGAGATTGCGACAGGCACAATCACCGCGACTCAGATTGCCGCTTCTACAATCACAGGCGCCAAAATAGCCGCGGGCACTTTAACTGCAGACAACATCGCGGCTAACACTATCACCGCATCTAAAATCGCAGCAGGCACAATCACTGCGACAGAAATTGCCACGGCCACAATCACTGCAGACCAAATCGCTGGTGCCACAATCACTGCAGCCGAAATCGCAGGTGAAACAATTACTGCGGCAGAAATTGCAGCTGACTCAATTACTGTTGATCGTTTAACAGCTGGTACTCTTACTGCATTCACACTAAGAACTTCTTCAGGTGCTCGAAGAGTAACAGTTTCGGCTTCAACTAACTCAATTGCATTTATGGAGTCTAGTTCAACTGTTGGTCATGTTGGTCCTGCTTCTACTAGCGGAATTATTATGCATTATGGATCAACTTTTAATCCAGCTGCAACTACATACCCACACGCTTATGTTTCATCAGGCAGTGCTCAAATTGCTTATAGTTCAAGTATTTATTGCGAAGTTAGTTCAACGGGCGTTGTTATGAACGGTAACGTTTACACTCTTGATGCTTTCTATAATCAAGATGCTTCAACTAGCGCTAACGCGGCAAACACTCGCATGGATACAGATGGTCGTACACGTAGAAGTACTGCATCTAGCGCGCGATTCAAAGAAAACATTGTTGATCTTTCATCAGTTGCTGATCTTAATCCAACCGGCTTGTTAAGTTTGCCAATTAGAGCTTTTAAGTTTAAGTCTGATTATTTAGATCCAACTGATAATAGATCAGGAATGCTTGTACCTGGATTTATTGCTGAAGAAGTTGCTGAGCATTATCCTATTGCAGCAGACAGCGATAATGAAGGCGTGATTGAAAACTGGAATGAACGTTTTGTAATTCCAGGGATGTTAGCTTTAATTCAAGATCTACATGCACGTATACAAACACTCGAGGGGAATACAAATGGATAACAATACAGAACTAGACATCAATATAGTTATTGCTGTACTAAGAGAACAAATTGGTCTTTTGGCTTTAGATAAAGCAATGTTGACAGCTAGAATTGGGGATCTCGAAGCAAAACTCAAGGAGAAGAATGACTGTGAATGACTGGGCTGCTTTAATACTTGCGGTCATATCAATACTAGGTTCGTTTGTAATTGCCATACGTTGGTTAGTTAAACACTTCTTAAACGAATTAAAACCAAACGGTGGATCTAGTATGAAAGACTCAGTTGCAAGACTAGAAACTCAAATGGAATTGGTAATAAAGATGCTTACAAAGGAGACAAAATGAAAGAAACAAAGAAGCTCATTATCCGTTTAGCTGCAGTTTTCTATGTATCTGCACTTGCAACTATAGGTGCAGGTTCTTTATTTGGAGTTCCAGCAGCTACAGCAGCCGGGATTGCAGGGCTTTTGGCAGTTGCTAAAGTCGGGGAATCACTTGCAAAGGCTTACATTGCTGACGGCAAACTAAGCAAAGATGAAATTGACGGAGCATTTAACGAACCAAAGGCTAAGAAGTGAATCTAACTGAAATTGCTGATGGTTACATTGGCTATACAGAAGGACCAAATAACGACACAACCTTTGGCAAATGGTACAAATTAAACCATCAACCTTGGTGTGCAATGTCCGCATCAAAGATCTTTCATGAAGCTGGAATGATTAAAACTGTTGCCCCAAAGACTAATCCTAAAGGTTTTGCATCATGCGATCAGTGGCTAAAGTATTTAACTGCAAATAATCAGTTAGTGCCAATTGGCCAAGCACAACGAGGAGACATTGTTTTCTTTCAGTTTGATAGTGATGCTCAACCAGATCATGTCGGCATTGTCCGCTATCACAATACAAAATTAAAGTATATGAATGTATGGGAAGGTAACACGTCGGACAACAAAAAAGGTAGTCAATCAAATGGCGACGGGTTCTACTTAAAACGACGTAAGTACGATACAATTATGGCAATTGCACGTCCAACAGAGATCGGAATAGGAAAGAAATAATGAGTGCTTCGGGGGATATATCAAAAGCAATCAATGATCTTTTAGAAAGTAAAATACAACGACTTTGTACAGTTGGAAAAATTAAGTCTGAATTATTACCAGTAGATTCAGATGCTTTGGAAAACTTAATTCAATCCAAAGTTACTATTGTGCAGATTGTCGATCTTTTAAGATCACATGGATTCCAAATTGGAAATACAGTTGTAACTGTCCATAAGAAAAAACAATGCGCTTGCTTTAGGACAATATGACAATATCTGACGATGCTAAGAAACTGCAAATTGAAGTAGATGAATCAGTTTCAGAACTTCGTCAGACGCTTGTAAGAACACAAAAAGAATTATCTAAAGCAAAACAACGTACCGAAGAACTGGTAGAAGCCACAATCCAAGCATGTAAAGATGCAACTTTGGCTTTAGGTCCAATGAAGCCTATTGAAGGTCCAAAGCCTGACAAACGCCGCAAGAGAGCAGAAGTTGCTTTATGGCATTTGACTGATTGGCAAGGAGCAAAAGTAACTCCTAGTTATAACTCAGAGATCATGAGAACTAGAGTTATGGACTTTACAATCAAAGCAACTAAAATTACTGAAATACAAAGACAAGATCATCCGGTCAATGATGTAGTTGTTTGCTTTGGCGGAGATATGGTTGAAGGTCTTTTTAACTATCCAGCTCAGTTATGGGAGATTGATCTTAGTCTTTATGATCAGTACATCACAGTAAGTCGTTTAATTGTAGATGTAGTACGACAAGCATTGGCAGTTTATCAAAATGTTACCGTAATTGCAGAATGGGGAAATCATGGCCGAATCGGAAACAAAAGAGCAGACGTACCGAAGTCTGACAATTTTGACCGTATGTGTTATGAGCTTGCTCGTCAGTTACTATGTTCTGAAGAAGCAACTGCTAAACGACTAATATGGGATCCACGTCACGGTGTTGAAGATATTCAACGCATTGAAATCGGCAATTATCGAGCTTTGCTTATGCACGGCGATGAAGTTGGTAGATCTGGTTTTGCTTCTCCGGCCGGATGGCAAGCAGCTGGAAACCGTTGGAAAGCCGGAGCATACGACTGGGAATTTCAAGATATATACCTCGGTCATTACCATCGTCATGCACAAGAACCACTTTCAGATGGCCTTGGATCTGTATATTGGACCGGTTCGACAGAGTCCGATAACCGCTACGCAAGAGACTCTATGGCAGCCTCAGGTGTTCCTTCTCAAAGATTGCACTTCATTGATCCCGAACGAGGTCGTGTCACTGCTTGTTATCAAGTTTGGTTAGACTAGTGGATCGCAAAGAGATTTTAGAAGAAGCAACTCGTTTAATTTATAACGATCGTCAAACAGATTATGGAACTCCACAAGAAAACCATGATCGAATTGCAAAGCTTTGGAGTGTAGTTTTAGGCATTACCGTAGAACCTTGGCAAGTTGCTTTATGCATGAATCAAGTAAAAGTTGCTAGACTAGTCCAATCACCTGAGAAATTAGATGGTTGGATTGATGGAGCAGCTTATATGGCTATTGGCGGAGAACTAGCTACGGAGGAAAAATGACAACACTCATTGCATTTCAGCACGATGATTATTGCATCATTGCCGCAGATACTCAAACTACTGCTTATGACATGAGAGCTGATTGCACTCCAATGGGCAAGATTGCAGAGAATGGCAAATATTTAGTTTCAGCTGCAGGTTTAGTTCGAGGCATGAATCTGATCCAACATGCTTTTAATCCACCAGCTCCTCCTAGAGCAAAGAATCTAGACAAGTTCATGGTGACTCAGTTTGTGCCAAATCTACGCAAAACCTTTGGAATCTCAGGTTATGACATTAAATCTGAAGGCTTTCCATCATCGTTTGAGAATGATTTTATAGTTGCCGTCAATGGAACTATCTACTTTATAGATGAAGTCTATGGATTAGAAAAGACAAAAGACAAGGTTTACACTACAGGAACAGGCGCTAAACTTGCTCTTGGAGCTGCTCACGCGCTTGGAATTGACGAAGTAGATGATTATGAAGATGCTATTGAGATCTTAGAACAAGCGGTTAAAACAGCAATTCGATTCGATATCAATAGTGGTGGACAAGTTCAAGTTGCAGTACAAACAAGAGCTGGAAAGAACCACATTGCATTCTTAGATTAAAAGAACAAAAAAGAAGCCCCTGCCTTTCGGCAGGGGCCTTTTTCTTTTTGTCTTAGCGAACCATCTCCAAGACTCGATCTGAGAGAGATGTTCCTTGATTCATCATGAATCGCTCACCAGCCGCAAAG